TTAAAAAAAGCATGAAAAAGATTTGGTAGTACGAGATTTTTTTCTTATCTTTATATAAATAAAAAAGGTAATAGATCTAGCCAAAAATAGATCTCAAATTAAAAATTAAAAAATGACAAAAAATAAAGTTCAACAAATGGTTGCTTGTTTAAGTGTAAACGGAGCAATGTCAGAAACTCAATTATTAGAAGATGCATTTGGTTATATTAGATCAACCATGCTTAGTTCAAACAAAAAATATGCCGATATGTTAAGACGTGGTCTTAAGAAAGGTATTATTGCAAGACAAGAAGTAGATTCTGGATTTGTAAAATCATTAGGATATAATGGAAATACCAAATTCTTATATTATGCAAATAATGAAATTCAAGTTCCTTGTTCAGCAGCATTAGATAATGAATGGGCTAACGAATCTATATAATATGTTAGAGAATAAATGGATTATATTTGATCTAGATGGTACTCTAGCAGATATAGAAGATAGAAGAAAATTAAGTACCAAAGAAGATGGTAAAATAGATTGGGACAAGTTCTTTGACCCAGAGAATATCAAACTTGATAAACCAAAGACAGATGTAATAATGACTCTCCAGGCCTTAAAAGCTTTTGGATATCAGATTGCAATCTTGACAGGTAGAAGTAAAGCAACCAAAGAAGAAACTAAAAATTGGTTGACAAAATATGATATTGATTATAATATCTTAAAGATGCGACCGACTGGTAATCGATGGAAATGGATACCAGATGATACATTAAAGCTTAAATGGTTCAATGACTTATGGGCTGATGATGAAACAAAGTCTGATCATGAAGTTGTAGCAGTATTTGATGATCGCGACAAAGTAGTTAAGATGTGGAGAGAGATAGGTTTAACATGTATGCAAGTTGCACCAGGAAACTTTTAGAAAAAAAGATTGAAAAAAATTAGGACTTACGAAAAAAAGTTCTTATATTTATATATTAATTAAAACAAAAAAAAAAAGTTATGAGTTATTATTCAGCAAAAGTTAGTTTAGCAGTAGATTCAGGAAATAAAGTAAAAAAAATAACAGAGATGTATTTAGTAGATGCTCAATCTGTAACCCATGCGGAAGCAATGGTGACAAAAGACTTTGAAGGTCAAGGAATTGATTTCGAAGTTAAAGCAGTATCCAAATCTAAGATTGTTAAAGTAATTGAACATAAGCAGTAAAATAAATTATTAAAAATTAAAAAATAAAAAATGGCAAAAAAAATTAAAAAAGTAGTTCCAGATTATCATGTAAAAGATTTAGTAGTAGTTAAAACTCTAGGTTGGGATAAAAATGATGTTAAGTATGAAGTTGGTATGGTAACAAATGTACGATATGCAACTCAGTTAACTAAAAAAACTTATGATGTAAGAACAGAGGCTGGTACAGCATTAATATATACAAGTGTTGATGAACCAAAGTCTAGACAAACAATTGCATCAAGTGTTACAGAAGCTTGGATTACAAATGGTGGATCAAATAATATGTGGATACACAATAGAGATGGACATACCAGAGCAAATTATTCAGAAAATGTTAAACTTAGGTATGATGGCCAAGCTAATGATTCAAAAGACTCTTTATTATTAGTAGGACAATTTGAAAAACATAATGATTTTGTATTTCCAACTCAAGGTCCTAGATCATTTTAATATATAGAATATGAAGATAACAAATAAATTTCAAAGAAAAGTATTAAAACGATATCCAGATGCTAGGCCAGTTCATTTAGTAAATGGGGTTCAAATTCATTCGAATGACATATTTATAGCAAAGGAATTCTATATGCCGGATACAGGGTGTGAAGATAAAGCGTGGGAATATGCAGCAATTGCATGTAGAACTGCACAAAATTTTAATAGAACACATCCAATGAAAATGGATCTGACTGATATAGAAAGTAAAATTAATAGAATTAACCGTAGAAAAAACAGAGGAAAACGTTATGTTTAGTAAATTTAGAAAAAAGGCAACAAAAGTTACGCCACCAGCAGAAAGCATGTATGAAGAAAATGCACCAGAAGAAGTATCTGAAGAAATTGTAGAACTAGAACCATTAGAAGAAGATGATGATTATATATCAGATGAAGAATGGGAAAAAATGACTCCCGAACAAAGAAAGGAGTATGAAGATGATGATGGTGAAGATGGAGATGATGATGATTATATATCAGATGAAGAATGGGAAAAAATGACTCCTGAACAGAGGAAAGAATGGGAAGATGGTGAAGGTGATGGAGATGAACAAGATGAACAAGATGATCCAGATTATCTTATTAGTTCTCCTGAAGTAGTTGGATTTGATTCTATTGAACAACAACAAGAAATATATGAATTTGCATGTGAAGAAATAGAAGAAGATGAAAGTCTTTTAGATTTTGGATGTGGTCGTGGAGATTTATATGAATTCTTATATAAACAAAATGGACAAGCTCCTAAGTATAGAGGTATTGATATTAATGAACCTTTAATTACAACCGGATTAGAAAAATATGCACCAGATATTGATTTAGAAAAACAAGATTGGTTTTCAAAAGACCTTACTGGTAATAGCGATTGGTGTGTTAATATTGGATCTTTATGTACTAGATATGATACTTCATCTGCAGATGATATGACATTGATTGCAAAGACTATTGATAAGATGATGTCATTATGTACTGCGGGTTGTGTTCTAGTATTATTTAGTTCATATATGCCTAAGGAAGTAAGAGAAGAATCATTTGTTATATCAGATCCAAAAAGAGTATTTGATTATGTAATGAAAAAATATGGACAAGACACAGGTAATGTAATATTAGATCATTCATATTCAGATTCAATTTATAAAATCACAATATTAAAATAGTAAAAAAACTAAAACATTTAAAATGAAACAAGTTACAAAAACACGTTCCAGCTTAAACCAAGTAGCTGCGATCAATGAAGAAAAAGTAAAACACTTAGGAAAAAATTATGCATCAATTGATTTTGAAATTAGAGAACATGTAAATGCATCAGATTTTAAATATTCAAAAATGAAACCTGTTATTGGTACATTTGTAATTGGAAATAAGCGTGTAGATGTTACATACTCAGAATTAAATCATATCATGAGGACAGCTGCACATTCTATGGAACAATGTGATCAAGCCTACCGAATGGGCAAATGGGGTAAAGCAACGAGATAATGGGATTTCATAAACGGTATATAAATGATGACCAAGTTATTGATATATACCGTACTCAAGGTAACCAAGCTGTAATTGATTGGTATACAAAAGGGGTAGATGCTGTAATTGTATCAGGAGAGCTATCAGAACATATATTAGATATATTAGAAATAAGTTTATTGACTAATTTACAAAAACGTAAAAAAATTTCAGAATTAATATCATCTGCATCTAACAAAAAAGATATCAATTGATATTTATATAAAAGAGGAGCTTAATATGACACGGTACGGATTATATACAAAAACATCAAATGAAGGATCTCAGCATATCAATTTAATTGAAATGCCAACAATAACTCAAGCAGAAGCATATTTTGCAGGAGTTAAACAATTAACGTTACAACAATTAAAAGATTTATTCATTGTCAAAGAAGTCAATCGATCTAATAAAACTTTGTTGTATGGAAATAAGTAAACTACATATTGATAAAGATAACTATAATTTTTTTACTACTTTAAAGGGTAAAGAAAAGATAGAATTCTTGCATGATGCTCAATATTTAGGATTAGATATATCTATTCTTAATAGATTAGAATCTAATAAACCAAAAAATGAAGATCAAATTCAACCAATTAATGATTTATTTCAAGACACTGTCATGGAAGAAGTTGTTAATCTAGATGGTAAAATAATTATTACTACAATGAATAATTATTTACATTTAAATTCAAATAGTTTAAAATTAATTAGACAATTTGTATTTAAGTTATTTGATGATGGTCACATTATTATCAGACATAAAAACGCAAAAAAAATACCATCGGTAGATTATTTACGTTATTATAGATGCTATGAAATTATTGGTTCGGGCGATCCTTTTTGTCCTAACTAAATATATATATTAAATAATCGAGTGATACTGCGGGTCGGTCGGTTACGTTAAAACAATGTTTAACAAATTATTAATTATTTAAGGAGATTAAATTATGACACAATTAACACACTTTGGCACATCGCCATTCGACATCCTGTTTAGGGATTTTTTCAAATCGGAGGAAGAGTTTGCTCCGTTCAATCAAATTAGAGTTAATCATCCAGTAGATATATATGAGGCCAAAGATGGACTTAATATTGATATTGCATGTGTTGGCTTAACAAAAAAAGATATTGATCTTACTATTGAGGGAGATATTTTACGTGTAGAGTACAAGAAAGATCCTGGCTCTAACGACAATGAGTACATTCAAAGAAATATAGCTAAACGAGCATTTAACTTTGGATGGAGAATTAGTAGAAGATTTGATTTATCAAATTTAGAAGCTAAACTACAAAACGGTTTATTACATTTATATGCACCACTTACAGAAGATAATAAACCTAAAACAATAACAATCAAATAAAGACTTTATTATGAAGGTAACAAAATTAAGAAGTTTACTAAAAACTTTAAGTTGGAGGATCGTAGGAACATTAGATACAATGGCTCTAGGATGGCTAATAACTGGAGATTGTTTAGTAGGACTTAAGATTGGAGCATTAGAACTGGTTACTAAATTTGTTCTATATTACTTTCATGAAAGAGCATGGTTACGTAGTACTTTTGGTACAAAAGACAATTAACTAGTACCGACCCGCAATCATCGGTTATAACCACCTTTAAAGAACAATTAAACATATATGCAAGTCAACAATTATATAGAATTCAATGGTATGTTACTTATAATAAAAAGAACATTTAAAGAAGATCTTTTAAAACCTAACTTTGATGTAAATATAATGAAACAATGGACTAGATCTGATGTACTATTAAGAAAAGATGGTATGTTATATTGTTGCGAAACTATACCAGAAGCCACTATAATTTCTTAAGAATCCTTAGGATAATTGACAAATTTTTTTTATATTATAATATAAAATAACTAATAAAAATTATATGAATAACAATGTAAGATTAGGTTATGCTTGTGTCAATATGACATTAACAAATAGACCTAAAAAGGCAGGAGGTAGAGTAACTACTTCTAGAACTGCAAGAAAAGCGACATGGTATCCGGATCGCAATTATCAATTAATAGGTGAACGTGCATTAAAAAATGCAACTGATTTATTACATTATCTGCAATGGAATATTGAACATGATATAACATTGTTTCGAATAGGTTCTGAATTATTTCCATGGCATGATCATTATGAACTCAACCAATTACCTCAGATCAAAGAAATCTCTGATAGATTATATGAAGCCGGCGAATATGCTCGTGAACATGGTATGAGATTGACTACACATCCAGGTCCATTTCATGTATTAGGTTCTCCAAGACAAGAAGTAGTTGAAAAATCTATTATAGGATTAGAACGACATTCAGAGATGTTTGATCTTATGGGATATAAACCATCATTTGAAAATAAAATAAATATTCATGTAGGTGGCGCATATGGTGATCATAAATCAACAGCCGAACGATGGATTAAGACATGGCACAGACTATCAGATGGACTTAAATCTAGATTGGTATTAGAAAATGATGATAAACCTAGTATGTGGTCAACTCAAATGATATATGATTATTTTCATAAAGAAATAGGAATACCAATTACATTTGATTATCACCATCATACATTTCATCCAGATGAACTCACCGAAGAACAAGCTTTACGATTAGCAGCAAGTACATGGCCAGAAGATGTTAGACAATGTACACATTATTCAGAAAGTAGAGCTCGCGAATATAAAGATGACAAAATTAGAAAACAAGCTCATTCAGATTATATACGAGATGAAATTCGTACATATGGATTAGATTTGGATATTGTAGTTGAAGCAAAAGCTAAAGAATTGGCAGTATTAGAACATCGTAGTTTATATAAACAAAAAAATAGGCCAAAATTGGCCGAACAAAATATAATATATTAATCTATTAATATTATTAATTATTATATATTTATATTAAATATTTTAAATATAATTATGCATAAGCATAGTTAAACCACCTAAATAAAAAGGAAAAGTTATGAGTACAGTAAAAAACCCACAACAAGTTAAGCTTCAATTAGATGAAGCTGACAATATGTTAATGATTTTAACAGATGTAGTACGTAGAGGAATGAAGCTTGACCCTACCGAAGCGCAGCGTAGATTCAAAGTTATTCGTGAAAAAATAAAATTTGCACACGATAATATACAAGGATAAAAATGAAAAAACGACTCTTTCCATTCTTAATAGCATTATCTGCGTTAGCTGTATCTGGCTCTGCTGCGTTCTATTCTGTATTTGGATTGAGTAAATTATTTGCTGGTGCAAGCTTACAAGTTATTATAATGGCCGGATCATTAGAATTTGCTAAACTTGTGGTTGCATCTTTATTATACCAATATTGGGGCACTATAAATAAAGTATTAAGAGCTTATCTTGCAATTGCTTGTTTTATTTTGATGGTAATTACAAGTGGTGGTATTTATGGGTTCTTATCTGGGGCATATCAAACAACTGCTACACAATCTGAACTATTAGATAAGTCATTAATAATATTAAATCAAAAACAAATTAGATTTGAAGAACAAAAAGAAGACCTTAAATTAGAAAAGAATGCTTTAACAACTTCAATATCAGATTTACGAATTGCATTATCTAATCCAGCCCAAGTACAATATGTAGATAAAGCATCAGGTCAACTTATTACTACATCGTCATCTTCTGCAAGAAGGGCATTACAAGCAGAATTAAAAACTACAATTTCTGAAAGAGATGTTATTAATATTAAAATAGAAGCTGTAATGGATTCTATTAACAATACAGATATGGCAATGTTAGATAAAGAAGTATCCAATGAAGCAGAAAGTGAGTTGGGCCCATTAAAGTATTTAGCAGAAACAACAGGTTATCCAATGAATAAAGTAGTTAATTGGTTTTTGTTATTGATTATATTTGTATTCGATCCATTGGCAATCGCTTTAGTTGTAGCAGCTAATATGGCATTTGCTCAATTAAAAGACCCAAAAGACGATACAGAAGAATATTTTAGACAAAGAAATAAAGCAATAGATAAGGTAGTAATGTCAGTACCAGAAGGGATGAAATTTAATAAACCTTATCCTCTACCATCAGTGAACCTTCCTAAAGAAACTGGTCTTGATGCTTTAATAGATATACTAGAAGAAGAGGAAAAAGAATCTGAAGAGCGAATGAATGTCATTGGCCAAAACGGAAATGATGGTTTGCATTATGATCAAGAAGAAATGATAAAAAAGAATGAAAAAATATTAGCAACACCTAAAGAAGATATATACGAAGAAAAAGAAGAAACCCCAGAAGCACGTAGTAAAAGATTACAAGAAGAATATCATCGTAAAAAAAATTGGGGCAAAAAAAATTAATAAATAAAAATAGTTATGGCAAAGAAAAAAGTTACAACAAAATTTAAAACTCGTAAACGAGATAACAAACTATATATGATATGTAGAAATAGTATTGCAGATACTTCATATTGGGGTTGGCAAATATTATCTAAACATGCAAGATGTAATGAATGGTCAGAAGTTAATTTAGATACACAAGCAGTACTATGTTATAAATGTGTTAACAAAACAGTAGGCCCTCCGGAAGTACGAGGAGGTTATAAATCAACTGGAAGAATACGTGGTTGGCAGTTTATGAAAGAGTTTGTCGATCCACAAGGTAATGTATTTCATAAAGGTAAAGAACAACCAAAGTTAAAAGGAACATTGGAACCAACTAAACCAAAACCAGTAAAGAAAAAATTATCTAAATTAGAAAAAAGTGAATTGCGAGATAAAATAGTACAACAGATGGTTATGGTAAGAGGCGAACTTAAAACAGCTAAATTCAAAAAAGATATTAGAGCTGGAAATGTTAAAATGCGACGATTAACTAGAGAGTTGAAAAAGTTGTAAAATATTTGGAATTACGAAATAATTTTTTTATATTATAACTAATATGAGTATATACGAAGAGAAGCCAGAACAATTGCAACCTAATAAACAGGTTATGCAAGACGATGAATTTGAAATCAATCCATATATAGATTTAACAGATGTATTAAATTCGTATGTTGATTTTGAAGATGCAGTTATTTATTTTAATGATGATATAGGACAAAATACTATAATAGATCTCATGATAAGATTTAGATCATTATTAAAATATAGAGAATCAGAAGACTATAAAGGACCAATAGATAAACCAATTAATCTAGTACTGAATAGCCCGGGAGGTGATATTCATGAAATGATGGGACTAATTGATTATATAAATTCGTTAAGACAACCCGTTAATATAATTGTAAGAGGAAAAGCATTTTCAGCTGCCGCAGTTGTTTTAGCATGTACTAGCGGACAGAGAATGGTAAGTGTTAATTCTACAATTATGTTTCATCAACCAAGATCGATGATGGAAGGAAAACTAACTGATGTATCTGCAACATTAGAATATGTACATAAGATAGAACAATCAGTGTATGAGTTGTTAGCAGGAAGATCAAATAAAGATGCTATATGGTGGAAAGATAATATGAGATCTGATTTATATCTATCTGCAGATGAGGCAAAAGAAATAGGTGTAATTGATGTTGTAATATGATGAAAACTACTATAATAAAAAATCCTCGAGGATTAACACCTAATCAAATTAAATGGGTAAATCGATATACTTTAAAGGCTGAAGATGATGATGAATTTTTAGAACCACCAAATGATTATCATGAAGTATGTGAGTGGGATAATGGATGGATAGATTATACAGTAGATGATGATATATTTTGGATATGGTCAATGTATTCAAATAAACCAGATACTAATTTAGGATATGTTGAAGCATTTAAAATAGCAGTAGATTTAGCAAAGAAAAAAGAATGTGATGCAATTGAATGGGATACAAGTAGACCAGTTAATGCATGGAAACGTTTAGCAAAGAATATAGGAAAAATAGAAGTAGTAACAAGACAATTAAGAATTGAAATATGAAATTAACAGCAGAACAAATAGTACAAAATTGGAACGACTTAATGAAAGTTATTGATGATAACTTTGAAGGTGAAAGAAAAGATAAATTAAAAGCAATGTATACAGACCTAGAAGATAGGATGTCAATGCAACCAGCTTCTAGTATTGATCATTATCATAATGCATTCGAAGGTGGATATGTAGATCATGTACTAAGAGTTTGCAAAGCAGCTAAACATACATATGACCTTTGGAAACATATGGGATCAGATATGTCTGGTTATACGCAAGAAGAATTAATCTTTGTTGCATTAAATCATGATATAGGTAAAATGGGATTTCCTGGAGAAGGAAATGAAACATATATTCCAAATGATTCTGAGTGGCATAGAAAAAATATGGGAAGAATGTATAAGGTCAATCCTAACAATCAATTTACATTAGTAAATGATTTATCTATCTGGTTATTACAACATTATGGTATTGAAATTTCTTGGAATGAAATGTTAGGTATTAAATTAACAGATGGACTATATGATGAACATAATAAACCTTATTTCATGTCAAGAACAGCTGATTCAAAACTAAAAACTAATTTAGGATATGTAATGCACCAAGCAGATTGTATGGCAGCAAGAATTGAATATGAAATGTGGGCTAATTCAAAACCAAATACAACTCCGTCAACAACTGTTAATCAATCATATGGTAAAAAAGCTAGAGCAAAAAAGTTAGGAGCAATTGCAGCAAATAGTCAAGCAACTGCAACATTAAAAATGTTTGACGATTTATTTGGAGATAAAAAATGATGACAGCAATAATAATATTATCAGTAACATTAGCAGTTTCGTTATTTGTTAATATAAATCAATTACGAAAACAAGAACAACAAACAGATTATATAGAAGATTTAGAAAAATCAAATACAGATTATTATAATTTTTTTGATGGACTTAAAACAAAAATTAATCAAGCCAACTCTGAAATAAGAAACGCAGATAGACTAGGAGCATTTGAATCCTCAGACGAAGTAGGCACATCCTTTAGACTTATTAAAGAAGTCATGGATGACCTAAATAGAGGAATGTAATGCCAGAAACAAAACTGACACCAGTAGATGAATTTTATGTTTGGTTAGAAAAAGATCAAGAACGACTTGAAGCAGAGGCGTTATTACCTAAAAAGAAAAAGCGTGGGCGTAAACCTACTAAAAAACTTTATTTTTCATATATAAACGAAAAGGCTATTGTTTTTTATAATTTAGAAACAAATCAATATAAGCGTGATAAAATTTATCGAGAATATATAAATTATCCTTTTAATAAATTAGTAGAAAATATTATTCATACATTCAAGTTTTATTATTTTGATGTACCATATGCAGACGTCAAAGCCGAAGTAGTAGCATTCTTAAACGAAAAAATACATAAATTTACAGAAGGTAAAGGTAAGGCCTTTTCATACTTTAGTATTATTGCAAAGAATTATTTGATAATTCAAAATAATGCAAACTATGCTAAAATGAAACAAAAAGCAGATATAGGCGCAATAGATGATAATAGAGATTTAGAAGGAGAGTTAGTATATTCTGATTATCAGGAATCATTGAGAGATTTTACTAATCAATTTGTAAATTATTATGATACAAATCTAAATAAATTATTTTCAAATAAACGAGATATTATTGTCGCAGATTCATTATTAGAATTATTTCGTATTAGAGAAAATATTGAAAATTTCAATAAAAAGGCATTGTATATATTAGTAAGAGAGCGTACCGGTCTTAAGACTCAAAATATTACTAAAGTAGTAAATAGAATGAGAAAAGATTATATGGTAATGTTTAAAGATTACCAAACAAAAGGCCGACTCATTCCAATAAAAAAATAAGTTCTTATATTTATAATAAAGGGATTTACTATGCATGATGAATTTGAACTATTTAAAGGAACCTCATTTTCTGATTTAATGAAAGATATCTATCATAATTCTAAAAAGAAAGATAGACAAATCAATACATTAATTCACGAGTTACAACCACTTATAAAAAATATAGGTGATGCTACAGTAATTGTACCACTTATAAAAGAATATCTAGATGTATCTGTAAAAAATGATGAACATTTAGTTAAATTAGCAGCTGTTGTACAGCGACTAGTATCAGCATCAGGAAAAGGATCTGATGATAGCGAATATGGAATGACTGATGAAGAAAAACGAAGATTACTAGAAACTGCACAAGAAGAATTAGATGCAATACATCAACAACAAGATAATATAGAATTGGGAACTAAATAAATGGCTAAAGTAAAAGAAGTTATAATTACTGATATTGCATATGAAAATAAACCAGTTGATGATAAAGGAAATCCAGTTCCATTAAGTACAATTTGCGTAAAGGATGCATCAGCGGGTGGTAAAGGTAATTCAAATAATTCATATGTCCGACCATTTGGACCATTAAAACAAATACCTTTAATTGGTGAACAAGTAATGGTTGTACAAGGACCATCATGGAACGCATCTACATCGACATTAACAGATGTTGGATATTATTATCCACCATTTAATGTACATAACAATATTAATATTGGAATATTACCAAAAACTTTCTTAAGAAATACTAGTGCACAAGATGCAACTCAATATAGAAATAGTTTTGTACCTATTCGTGAATTAGCATCAAAAGTTCATATAGGAGAAACATTTAAAGAAGTTCCAACAGTAAAACCAATACAGCCATATGAAGGAGATACAATACTTGAAGGTAGATTTGGCCAATCAATTCGAATGAGTTCAACAATTATAGAAAATAAGCATCCATTATCAAGAAAAGGAAAAAATGTTTATGAAATTAGAGGATGTGATGATTGGCAAGGAGATACTTCAGGAGCTCCAATTACTTGGATCACCAATGGACTAAAACCAATTGCTGGATCGGCACAATATACAGCTGAAAGTTTTGAAAATGATGCATCAACAATTTGTCTTACAGCAGGACAAAAATTAGTTACATTCCAAACAGCTCAGCCAAATCTAGGACCAGATGTACGAAAATCAAATATTGCAGATGTTAATCAAGTTATAATAAATTCAGATAGATTAGTATTTAATGCAAAAAAAGAACATATAGTATTATCTGCAAAAAGATCAGTAACAGTTGCAACACCTGATTGGGCAGCTGATATGAATGAAGTATTAACTATAATGGATGAATTTTTAAAAATAATGCAAAGAATTACTAATGGGTCATCAGCCTATCCGACCACTCCTGGATTAGGAAATGGACCAACATTAGCAAATCCAGCCGCAGGCCAAGTAGCAGCATTAGTTAGAAGAATGGCAGCATTAAAACAATAGGAGAATAAAATGGCATTAATAATACCAAATTTAGAACGAGATATAAAAAGAGCATTTAAAGCTGCTAGTAAATCAAACGGAAAAGCTGCAGAAGATATTATTGCAAAACGACTAGCAATTGCAATTGATAAATACATTAGAGCCGGTACTGTTAACACTGTAGTTGGAACAACTGGCGGTGCAGGTACTGGAGTTGGAGCAATCTCGTAAAAAACCTACAACAATTAGTATACCTGGATATTTATATAAAATAAGAATAGATAGGAGTATACTATGGAATCAAAAAGTTTTGTAAAAATATTACGTAAAGTAATCCGCGAAGAAGTTCGTAGCGCGGTAAAAGAAATATTAGGTGAACAAAAAAAATCATCTAATAAGGTTATTGACCACGGCTTATCATTACATAAAATGGTAGAACGTCAAGAAAATCCATATGAGGTTCAAGGCAAACGAAAAAAACAATTTTCAAAAGACCCAGTATTAAATGATATTTTGAATGAAACATCATTGAATTATAACCCAGCTGAATTTAATGGCGCGCCACCATCATATCCAAATATGGAGAATAAAGCATTTACATCAAATGATGTACCAAGTTTTGCATCAATGATGGAACCTCAAACATCAAGAATAAACACTATACCGACAACAGATGTAAACGGAAATGCTATAGACCCAAATGCAATACCAGAACATGTAACATCGGCGCTAACAAAAGATTATTCGTCTTTGATGAAAGCAATGGATAAAAAGAGACCACTTAAATAATGGCACAACAAGAATATAGATATAATCCATTAGATTTTGAACCAGATGTAGCAGTTGGGGTGGCATTGCCATTTAATGGATCTGCGCCTGGTAGGAGTGATATACAACACTATGCATCAGGTTCTAATAATGGAGCATCTGTATTTGCTCAAACATATAGTACTGAAGATCAAGCTATTTCAAATTTAAAAAATTTAATCTTAACAAGAAAAGGTGAAAGATTTATGCAACCAGATTTTGGAACAGATGTTTATGATAGCTTATTTGAACAAAGTACAGATGATTTAGAAGATGTAATTCAAAATGGATTAAATGAAGATATTGCATTCTGGTTGCCATATATTGAAGTAGATAATATATTTGTAAATAGAAATATAGATCTTCATTCAATAACTATTTCATTAGAATATAGAGTAACAGCACAAGGAGCAAACAAAGTAATAAAAATTCTTGTTAATGATAATGGTGTTGAATTAAATGAACCAATTTTATAAGAAAGGTAAATTATGGCAGACTTAGTAAAAAAAGATGTAAAATATTTAAATAAAGATTTTTCGCAGTTTAGATCTAATTTAATTAATTTTACAAAAACATATTTTCCAAATACATACAATGACTTTAATGAGTCATCACCTGGTATGATGTTTATGGAAATGGCAGCATATGTAGGAGATGTATTATCATTTTATACAGATACTCAAGCAAGAGAGTCATTATTAATGCATGCAGAAGAACGACATAATGTATATAACCTAGCTGCAATGTTTGGATTTAAACCAAAAACATTTACACCAGCGACAGTAACTCTTGACGCATATCAATTAGTACCAGCAATTGGAACTGGTGCATCTGCAAAGCCAAATATGAAATATGCAACTACAATTAAAGCTGGTGCACAAATAGCAAATACAAACGGAAGAAAATTTAGAACATTAGATGCTATAGATTTTAAATATACAAGTTCAATAAGTACAACCGACGTTACTGTATACGAACTTGATGATACAGGAAATGTTACATATTATTTATTAAAAAAACAAGTACCAGCTGTATCAGGAGAAGTAAAAGAATTAAAATTTAAATTTGAAAATCCAAAAGTTTATGATAAAATTGTGCTACCAGAAGAAGATAATAATGTACTTGAAATACTTGAATGCAGAGATGATGATAATAATTTATGGAATGAAGTAAATTATTTAGCACAAGATACTATAATGGAAGATATAAGAAATATTCCATATAATGATCCAGACTTATCAGTATTTGAAGGATCGGCCCCATATATTTTAAAATTAAAAAGAACACCTCGTAGATTTGTAACTAGATTACGAGAAGACAATCGTACAGAATTACAATTTGGGGCAGGTATAAGTTCAGAAGCAGATGAAGATATTATTCCAAACCCAAAAAATATTGGAATGGGATTAGATTATTTAAAACGAGACGTGGATACAAGTTTAGATCCTTCAAACTTTTTATATACTAGTACATATGGCGTTGCACCAAATAATACAACATTATCAATTAAATATACTGTAGGTGGAGGAGTTGAAGATAATTCAGCAGCTAATACTA